TATGACCCGGATGAATTACATAGATTATTTTATACTGGAGCGACGAGAGCGAAGCGTGAATTGCATGTGTTAGATCCAAAGAACTTTGATCGGGCTTATATATTATGAGTAAATTTATTTTAGATATACATGTGAAAGGTAAAGAAGCAGAAAACCTGGCACAAATATACTTTTTAAAAAAAGGTTATCACGTTTTTAACAACGTAAGTCAGCAAGGTTGCATTGATATGGTTGTTGTTAATAAAAACAATGAAGTAATAAAAGTAGATGTTAAGTCTGTGTGTAGAAGAAAACGTGATGGATGGAAGATTAATAGATGTCGTACACCATTACAGAAAAAATTAGATGTAAAAATATTATACGTCGACGCAGATAAAAAGGAATGTTACTTTTATAAAAAAGACAAGAATCATTTAAAGAGAAGAACGAAAGTAGAAAGAATATGAAAAGTCTTAAGAAACAAATTGGAGGACGGCACTACCGGGATTTTGTCATTCAGCCAGCAGAGTTTATAAACAAAAATAAGTTGCTTTTCGCGGAGGGGAACGCTATAAAGTACATAGTGAGAGCATCTAAAAAGGGTGGGAAAGAGGACCTTCTTAAAGCTAAACACTATATTGATATGATAATCGAAAGGGATTACACATGAGAAATACTCAAATGCCTTTGTTCACTCCTGAAACAGAATGGGTGATGCCAGATGAGTTGAAAGATCTGCGTGGCGCAAAAGAAATAGCAATAGATTTAGAAACAAATGATCCACACTTGAAAGAGTTAGGATCTGGTAATGTGACTGGAAAAGGGCACATTGCTGGCGTTGCGGTGGCCGTAGAAGGGTGGTCAGGCTATTATCCGATACATC